GATTCGCCTGTAAAGCATCACTGGCATCCTTGTAAGGATCAGCCAAATGAGCAATTTTAACTGTCCCTTGCGGTAAGACAGCTGCCACTTGTTCTGTCGCTCTGCGTCCAGCTTCATCTTTATCAAAGAAGAGGACGATTTCCTGATAGCCTTGTAAAAAAGGTATTTGTTTCTGAATGTCTTTTTTGGCTCCCGCTGCCCCATGTGGTAGCGAAACCATCGGCCAGTTTTCCATCGCTTCATAGCAACTGACAGCATCTAATTCACCTTCAGTAATAACAATACGTTTACCAGTACTAGGAAATAAGTGCTGACCAAATAAGGTGTCAGTGGAAATTCCTTCATACTTAAAGTTTTTTAATTTGTCTTTTGTTTTGAATCCTTTAAGACATCCAGAGCCATCGAAATAAGCGAAGCGTAAGTGTGTCTCGTCTCGATAGATTTTATATTTTTCGCAGGTTTTTTCACTGATGTTTCGTTTTTGCAGCCTTTGGGCTGATCCTTTAAAAGTGACATTGTTTTGCATGTGATGAGTTTGTTCTTGTCCATCTCCAGCAGTCCTTGTGTGACAACTAAAACAGTATGTATGTCCGTCCGTGTACACAGCTAGTGCATCGGACGAGCCACAGTCTGGACATGGATCGTGTCTTATAAATTCGCTTTCAGTCATGTAAGCCAATCAATAGGTATGGCGTGGAATGCACAATATTTAATTCCATAACGTTTGCACCATTTGGCGTACGTTGTTTTGGAGCGTTTACTAATCTTTTTATAAGGGTCTTGAAAGACCATTCTTAAGTCTATACCTGGATTCTCAGCTATCACCTGTCGAACTTTTCTTCTGTCCTCCGGTCGCCAAAAGCCCTTAGTTTCTAAACAAGTACCATTAGGTAAAACAAAGTCAGGTGTGTATTTATGAGTGATGGTATAAGAAAAACTTGTCCCTTCATATTCATAGTCAACACCCAACTCACATAAAAGATCAGAGACTTTCTCCTCTAATCCTGATTTAAACATTAGAAGTCGTCTTCTTCTATTGATGAAGGTGCTAAGTCAGGAGTGACGTTAGGATCATCAGCTTTGAAGCCTTTTGTTTTACCAAACAACTCAGCTACATCACCTTCATCCAAGTCTCCCGTATCCACTCCAGCACCGGATTGAATACTGACGATTTGTACACCCGATAACTTAAGACTAGTACCATAGGTAACGCCATCACGCAGTATATAAGGCTTTTGATGAAACCCAAGCTTAACTTTGGAACCTTCAAATATAGGTGTCTCTTCATTAACTATTGGTGTACCTTCTGTATCTACAACAGGTGGTCTTTTATCTTCAGCCCATGAAAACTTAATAGTATATTTTCCATCAGCCACTTCCTCCCATGGTTCTGGACGAAGCATGGATCTAGATTTGTTCTTCAGCTTTGATTCTGCCCATTTAAGACAGTCAGCTCTTTCTTTCTCAAGTATGTCAACCATGTCCTGATCGATAACAGCTTTCAGTGCATAGCCAAATTTACTTGGTCTTAATATCGCCTGATAACCTTCAAGGGTTACAGGATCTTTTGTTACGTGTATGTTTCTCATTAACAGAAAAAATAAGTGGATTCAATTACCTCGGACGGTTCTAAGTCTCCGATAATCGGTGGTTCAGTCTTTGCTCCAATAGCTTGGGCAAAGGTTTTTAAAAAATCATGCTTTGCAAAGAGGTGCATGTATGTGTTTCGTACCAATGTGGATAGATAGGTCATGTCAGTCGCTCGGCATAAGACACTATCGTGTATCAAACTTATTGGTGCATCGAATTGAGTAGCTGCAATATGTAGCAGTGAAGCATCTAATGAATGGATAAGGTTTGGAGCTGTTGCATTTTTGTGATGCAATAAGTCAACTCCTTTTTCTTCATCTGTCCCTACTCTTAAATTAGTAGTTCCAAACAACTGAAGTACAACTCGTTGGTAATGACGTTTCATTAATCTCTGAGTAACTCGAAATCCTGAAGGTGTTACCCAAACTAATTGTTCTGCTCCATTTTTTATAGCTTTACTTACTTCGGATTCTATCCATCTCATAACCCTCATAGGTCCTGGCACGACTGCTTCCATGGCATCTCTCACCGCCTTAACTATTTGAGTTAGTTCTTCTTTTTCAACCTCAATATCTATATCTTTAAAAGCATCTCTTATGTACTGCCTATTGCTAAAAGGTTTAGCATTATAGGGTATTGTCATAACTGTCCTTTTGGTTTTTTTCCTATCCCAGTAAGGACGTAACCTTTCAGGTATGTGAGGACGACTCTGATCGGCTATAACTTGATATGCATCTTGAGGTTTATTGCTAGGTAAGACGTTTACCATAGCTGCTGTTTTCTTGCATCGACAGAGCCCTGCCAAAATTTGGATTCCAGAACAGGTCGCATCTGTTGCCACTGGAAGACCAGTAGTTTTCTTCCCAGCTATGACAACAGAATAGTATTCGTGACATGCAGCAAGAAACTGCCATGGTTCATCAGCTGTTTCCCAATCTCCTATGTTGTTGATTGGATCTCTGGCTACTCTAATTATTCTTTGTCTATTTTCTTCAATAGACACCCAAGCCAACCGCTCATCCATGGTTGCTTTATCTAGACCATAAGTAGTAGCTACTTGAAAAGCCAACCACTTCTTACCGTCTTCAGTTATCTCTGACTCCTCACTAAACCTCAGTAAACTTTTTCCAAAGTCTGTGTCTTGAGGAGTAAGAAAACTAGGTATAGGGTATGCTCTACCCCTGTAGTCGAAACTCCAAGGTATATAGAAGTCTTTACCTTCAAACTCTCTGACACAATTCATTGTCATCCTAGTTCTACAAGATATTCTCCATTCGTTATGGTTTTTATTATGTGCTATCGCAGCTTCTCTCTTCCATTGCTTCTTACTATCTTTATTAGTATCAAAGTCAGCTGGTTTTGGAGGTATTGGATGATTAATTACAGGACGAAACTTACCTACTTCAACTTCTCTCTCTTCTAACTCTTTAGCTACTTCAATTATGAAGTCATTGAGTCGGTATTTAACCTTCTGAATTTTGTTTAAAAATTGATAGGTAGTTTTCCCCTGTATAGATAACAGTTCACCCCTTCTTACCATTTCATGGCATTTTGTTAACTCATTTAAGTAGTAACCACCATCATGTAATGTAGACCAATCTCTTGGTTCAATTAACATTGGTTTTGATAATGGACTAAACAATTCTGTAAGTCTTACTATTGCTTCTTTATGTTTTAAAAAATGTTCTGTAATTGTTACGTAAGTAGTTTTCTTTCTACCTTGTATGACAACATCCGTAAACCAGCCTGATGATTCCTGCAAACACTCTAATAAAAATCCTCCAAGTTGTACCCTTTTCACGCTATTCCAGGATTTCCAAGGAACAATATCATATTTGTTCATTATGGTTTGCATGGATTTACGTTTATATTCAGTACCTTTAGCTTGATGCCAATAATTTTCTTTTAGGACTGCAAATAAAGGTGGTGCTACTTGCTCGTAATATTGCATTTGACATTCAGCTTCTAAAGCATGACCAATAGCTTCAGTCACGCTTATAACTAACTGGTTCTTACGTCTTGGTGAAAATAATTTATCAAATGTAAGTTTTGCTGCAATTAGTGCTTGTGATTCAGTATCTAGTGCTAGTAGGTATGGCATTAATGCAATTTGACTACCAACACCTTTAGTTTTTATAGCTTTTATACGTTCTTGTTTTCTTTCATCTAAATATTTAATAAATGTTGGTAGTAATGTCGTAATGGAGGCACTACCATAAACAGTTGCAGATGCGTATTCAGATTTTTCTTTTTTAAGAGTATCCTTCCTTAGTTTGTCTAATCCGCCTCTAATTTGTTCACGTTCTAATGTCTCCTGCTGTTCAATTTCAGCTCGTAAAGGCATGTGATGAGTGTGGTATATAGGACATCCGCCGAAGCCATCCGACTCCTACTTAAGTGGATAGCTGAGATATAAGAAAGGGACTGGGTTCTCGCCCAATCCCCTAGAAATTTGCACAAATTTAACACACGCTCCTTAGACG